GTTTTTAAAATTGTTAATTGATTCGTACGACTATCTATAACTTTTAAGTTATAAGTATTATCATTAATACTTGTAAAACTTTTAACAAAGTTCAGAGAATCGCTCTGGTTAGCATACTGGGTGCTTTCTCCCAAAACTTCAAATACATATGCATTATTGCCTAAATTTGCATAATTCTGAGCTGTTGCTTTGGCACTAACTGTTATTTCTAAATCACTATAACCTAGAAAAAACTTCGAAGTATCGCCTGTCAAAGCCACTGTCGTAGTATTTGTATCCTCATGATTTACATAACTTGCATCCAAAATAGCAGGATACGAGGTTAATGTTCCTGTTGAGGTTAGAGTACTAGTTCCAAGCAAAGTAGTTTTATTTGAATTAGTATAACTAGATATTGTAAAAGTAAATATGGTACTGTTATTTGCGGTCATTAAAGCATAAATGCCAGTGGTAGCAGTAGTGAGTTCTGCATTAGTAAAAGTCACATTTCCAGTGACATAATTGTTTCTAGTGGCTACTGTATTAGATCCAATTTTAATAGTCAAAACATCATAATTGGTTGATGTAGGTTTAGTAACATAAACAGGATATGATACACCCACACCAACCGCAGTATCAATTGTAAAATTTGGCACAGACGTAATTGTCGAAGCATAATTAGTGCGTGTACCTGTCGCTGTTGTTGTTGCTGTATTGCCGATTTGAGTAGTCTTTGAGGAATCTGTATATGTTCTTAATTCAAAAGTAAAAGTTTTAGATATTGCACTTGCCATTCTAGCATATACACCAGTTGTCGCGGTTGTTAATTCAGCATTAGTAAACGTCACATTTCCTGTAGCATAATTATTCCTAGTAGCCACAGTACTACCATCTATTTTTATTGTCAAAACATCGTAATAACTTGCACTATATTTTGTACAAGGTACTGCAAAAGCACTACCAACACCGTATGAACTATCAAAAGTGAAATTATTAATAGTGCCAAAAATACTTCCTGCACCATCAATTGGTAAATAATATGTGTAAAAAATATTACTTCTACCAGTAGCTTGGCTTACTAAATAATAATCTAATTCCGTTGTTCCACTAATTTTATTAGCAACCTCATACCAAGCCGACTCATATTCTATCGCACTATTCCATGTCGAAGGTGAAAAATCTTTAATTACAGTTGTATTAAGTTTTAATGAGTTATCTAAAAATATAGCAACATCTATCTGATAAGGGAATGAATATGGTGATGTTAAAGGTCGAACTGAAACTTTTGTTTTATAAAACATACTATTCACAGAACGATATTTGTCATAATACAAATCAAAATAAATCGGGGGTGAATTAGTAGTCCATTGTACTCCATTTGCTATTTGAATCCAAGCCATTGTTTATTACCCCAAAAAATATAAATTTCCTGACACATGTTGAAAAACTAAATCATTGATGGTCAAACTAGAATTAAGTGAACCACTTTCAGCATCGAATGTCTCACCATAAGTTGATAACAGTGTTTCATCATTATAAACATCAAAACTATTTGAATCTGTTTGAGTATAGAAATCTGTATTAGAAATATTGTACAATCTTTGTCCGTTTTGATTCAAAACATAATTAATTCCTCTTGTTTCTTGGGCATTTGGTGTCCAAACTTTAGACTCGCCATTTTGAATTATTAAATCAGATAAATAAAAATCAGAATCATCACTATGTATTTGCACAGTTGGATTGTTAACAGTTGCTGTGTACGTATAACTAAAATCTGTTCGATCGGTAACATCTGTAGTTATTAAGAGAACATCTGTATATTCTGTTGGAGAGGTATAAATTCGAACACCACTTGCATTTGTAGAGTTAGCTGTATGTTTATACTTACCTGATATCGTATAAATTTTATTTAATTCAGTTTGAAAAATCTGTGAAAATGTTCCATCAGTTAATGTTAATTCTGACTTAGACGCTGTGTTTTCTTGCACTTCTGCACTTTGAGAAACAGTGTAAATTGCACCAACACTAATATTCCATTCTTCACCATCTAAATAAAACTGAGTGTTCTTTAAAAGATTAAATCCACCAGTAGATGAAATAATATTAGAAGTTGAGGTTATGGTTTGTTCGATAACATTTGTTAGTAGTTCAGTTGTCACATAATTATTACTAACATCATTACTTATATCTTGTGTTTGTTGAATTAAAGAGGTAATTTCTTGCTCGGCTTTGTCCACTCTTATCTCTGTCAATTTAGTAATATCTAAAGTGCTGAGAGGATTTGAGTATTCCACAGTTGCATCAATGATTGAGGGAGCTTCTAATGTAATTTCTGCACCATTGTAAGTGATTCTTAAAATAATAGTCTCGACACTCTCACCAGCTTTATTTATGACTGTTATTTTATCGCCACACTCTAATTGAGGATATAAACATGATTTAAGAACCATACTACTATATCCAAATCCAATACATTGATTATAAATAGCTGTTATGAGACTCTCTCTTTTGCTTTGAGCATAGGCAAAAGGATTATCATTAATTACTAAATAATTCTCTCCATAAAGAAGTATTCCAGCCTCATCACGCTGTTCTATACTCTCACCCTCAATATTAGTTACACCAAGTGATATTATAGTTATATAGTGAGTGTCACGTTTATCCTCGAATTCACTATATTCAGATGGTAATATTGTGACACCAGTCTCATTTGTAAATATTAAATATAGTTGATCATCACCACGTATTTTAGCAAAAGAACCAGCCATTCCAGCAACTGCAGAAACTACATTACCAAATGTGGGAGCGCCGTCAAATTGATTTGAATCAACTATAAAATCCGAATTAGGAAATGTTGTAGTTGCTAAAGTTACACTACAAGCTGTACATACTTCTTGTAATACGTCTAACATAGTCACAGTCCCGCTGGTGTAATCCAAAACACTAAGGTATGGATTAGCAAAACTTAAACCATAATCGTAAGCCACTACACTCACACTTTCTTTAGTGTCTGATTCATTTACTTCAGTAACTATGAATGTTCCATAACAAATCGATTCCCAAGACAAATCTGGCAATTGAAATTCTTTATACGCTTTGAATTCTTTCTCTTTAAATTCGTACGAGTCAGCATATTCAAATTCAATACGTTTCATTATAAAATTTTGAACTATATTTCCGTCTTTGTAGCAATCATCATACAAATCAAACCACAAATACAATCTTGCCCCGTCAATAATGATGTAATCTCTCTCAGTAACTACATCTTGTTTTAACGCAGTACTTAAATCAGAGCTTATATTGACCATGACGTCACCTCACTTGATTTAGTGAGTGTAATTTCAAAATCTGCATATCTTTCACCGTTTTGGCTAGATATCATAGTGAGTGCATTTTTATCCACAACAAAATTATAAGTTTCATATTCACGAGTATTTGGATTCCAAATTTCGTACTCTCCGTCCTCTAGTTCATCTACATATTCAGCTATCGTTTCACCGTCTAAATTACCAAACTTTAAGCTAATTGTGAGTGTTGTATATTGAGCATAAACTGTTTTAATTGATCCATCTGCTTTCGTTGTTTGACTTAAAATAACTGGCTTTTCTTCAACTGTGTAGCCTTCAGAGAGAATTTGAGTGAATTTATATGTACCTTTCTTAATCAAGTAATCACTAATAGCCATATTGCAAATTCCTCCTTGTGTCCACTCTGTTAACTGTTGTTGCTAATATTTCACCATCGACAAGTACATTTGAAGTATATGTACCATTAACATTTACTGGGATTGTATTGTAAGCTCGATTATAAATATTACCAGTACTCAAACTTGATTCGATTCCCATGCCATTGAAAACCATTGCAGATTTTAATCGACTAAAAACATCATCTACTTTATCAAATAAATTATTTTCTTCTCGATCAATTCCGACCATCATTCCTTTCATAACATTCTGAAATATTTTTCGAGTAGCTTTTGATGGTGAGGCATTTTGAAATGATTTATTAAGCGATCTGAGGATATCCTGTCCTAAACTTGTAATTCTTTGAAGTATAGTAGGCTTTTTATTATCAACGGCATCGATTAAAGGTTGCATTGCGTTATTCATAGCTGTTTTCATTTGAGGGGGCATCTTGTTTAATTCACTAACTGCTCCTGTTACCATGTCGCCCATTTTTGTTTCTACTTCTGCACCCTTTGAAGATGCGTCTGCCACCATACCAATTAATGTTGTTAATTGTTGTTGTTTGGTTGAATCTAATCCTTTGATTAATTCTTTCCAAATTTCTCCCATATTTTGATTATGAACTTTATTTTCAGTTTCAATCGCTGCATTTTTACGACCAACATCATTCGCATAAGTTGTATTTATATAATCCATTTCTTTAGTATGTCGATTCATTTCATCTTCCATCGAGTAGTTCATCATAGTTGTATCATTAAACCGATCTGTGATTGCCACAGTTACTTTTTTATTATACTCTTCTTCCACACCAATCAATTTTGCATAACCTGCTACATACTGTTCCCATTGTTTACTAAAACCGTTTGCAACAGCTTGTTTCTGTTGATCATAGTTAGTATTTATTGCATTGAGTTGATCAGCATAAGCTTTATTGCTTATATTTGCCTGATCTCCAAATTTTAGATTTAGTGCTGCAACTTCATCTATTCTTGCCTTATCAATCTGAGCGAGAGTTTGATCATCAATTTCTTCTTGTGTTTTGAGCATTTCTGCACCTTTATTTTTATATTCATCAGCACTCAATGTTAAGTTGTCTAATATACTTTGTGTAACAGTTGCCACAGCTTGTCTCTTAGCTTCCATTATTTTCAATTCTTGTTCTTCAAGTGTTCGTAATTTGTTAAAATACTCATCTAGTTTGGCAATTTCAGAATCTGTTAAAGCCCGTCTTTCTGCTGTAGCCATACTTGTGATATCAGTAATACCTTTTTGCACTTCGGCAATTTGAGTTTGAATTTCAGACGCTTTTTGATCATAAGCACTAAATACACCTGAAAATTCTTCAAGACGACTTTTAGCATTTAAAACACTATTTGTAAAATCATCAAATCCTTTAATTAAATTATCTTCAACAGTTTTTCCCATTGATGTCGCAGCGTTTATAAATAACATAACACCAGCTGTTAAAGCCGCTACAAGTGCAATTGCCCAAGGAATAGGATTTGCCATCATCGAAGCATTAAGTGCCATTTGAGCATTAGTCCATAATGTAGTTGCTAATGTTGTTAAAGAAATTTGCCCCGTCAATAACGCTACTATGCCTTTTCCAATACTCAAACTCCCATTCAGAATCCCTTGAGCAATTGTTGCTCCTTCTGCAGTAGCTGTGTATAAAGCTAACTGTACTTGTGCCATTTGAAAACTTTGTACGACAGTTTGTATCATTGCTCCTGCTTTAAAAGCAAGAAATGATGTAGTCGCGATTGTAATAGTAGTACTTAATATTGTCAAAATGCTATTTAATTCTTTCCAATCACCTGTTTTTATTCCAAATGACAATTTGCTTATAAAATCAGATGTTATGGGTAAAAGATTATTTGCAATCGTATCGTATAATGGTTTAATTATTTGTCCCGACAACTGACTAAAATTATCTTTTAAAGTAGAGAATTGACCACTGAGAGTTTTAGATTGTTTTTCCATCGCACCATTGAATCTTCCGCCCTCAGTCGTTGCACTTTTAAAGGCATCAGCTACATCTTGAGCTGAAATTGCCCCATCACTCATTTCGTCTTTAAGTTCACTGAGTGATTTACCTGTTTTTTTAGATATCTCCTGTAGCGGATTGAATCCGTTTGAAACAAGTTGCAAAAGATCCTGACCCGTTAATTTTCCAGCTGCTTGAATCTGAGCAAAAGCGAGAGATAATCCCTGAAATTTCTCTTTGTTTCCCATTGAAACATCGCCAATGTTTTTTAAAGTAGGCATAATATCTTCAGCTGTCATTCCAAATCCAAGTAAAGTCTGAGAAGCCTGTGCTAAATCAGTCAATTCAAATGGAGTTTTGGCAGCCATTTCTTGTAAATTTTTCACCATTTTATTAGCTTTCTCTGTACTTCCTAGCAATGCAGAAAAACCAGCTTGATAATTTTCCATTTGGCTATTAAATTTGAATCCTGCAGTACCAATGGCTGTTGCTATTGCAGTAATAGTTACACCAACTGCCATTAGTGTCCCTTTCATTTGTTCTGCCCCACTAGCAGTACTTGTTTTTAATTCCCCCAATCCTTTACTAAAACCTGTATTATCTAGTTCCGTTAATATCTTAACTATACCATCTGCCATTTAATCACCCCAATATATTTGCAAAATCTCTCTCCTTTTCTTGATCGCTCCGAGTATCTGGTAATCTATATTTCATTTTTAATTTGCGATAATATTTGCGTTGTTCTTTATCTTTTATTTGCGATAAATCCATAGCTCTGTAACTCATAATTTTGCTAATCATGTGATCTTCATTCAAGCTTTCAAACAGAGCTTTAAATTTCCACCAATGCATATACTCAATTGCATTTAAATCTATATTATATTGAGATAAAAAAGCAGAGAAAATGTAGTTTGAGTCATGTTCAAATGAATATATGACTTTTACACTCTGTCCACTTGATACTTTATTATTCTTTGTTTCTTCCACGCAAGTGTAAAAATATAACAAGGTATTAATTGCATTTGAAACTGTGTCATAACTTTTAAAAAATATTTTCAAGGCTTGTGTAACCTTTTCTTCTTTTGATAAATTAGAATCTTGCATTAATAATTCAAATAAAATACCATTTCTAAAATTTGTATTAATATCCAAACCATTAATGCGAGTAGGTAATTTATCTAAAAGCAAATTACTGTATACGTGAGATATCATATTTCAATAATTTATTTTGTATTTCTTTCATTTCTTCATTTACGACTTCTGTTAACTGTTTGAAAACTTCAACACATAATAAAAAGTCATTAGGATTAGAAATTAGTTGTTTGCAAATTTCTTCTCCCACAAGTTCATTCACTAGTCCAACAATGTGAGAACAATATAACTCTAATTGCTCATACATCATCAACTTAGCGATCTCCGAATCTTCTTGTGATTCCAAAATTTTTTTTCTAGTTAATTCATAAGCTTTTATTTTTCGAGTATCTGACATATTACATTCAAACTTAATACCTTGTATTTCCATATTAGACGCTAGTTCCTCCTGCACTGAATGTAGCTACAGTTTCATCAGCATTTAAAGTGGCAGTGCCTGTTGTTCTTGATCCTTTCACCTTAAATGTTCCTGAATAAGTATAAGCGTCCATGCTGTCACCCTCTGAACCTCCAACTACGGTGTAAGTTCTTGTGTAAGCGTTATATACGTCAGTACTAGCCTCATCTGCTTTATCAACAACTAGTAAAGTTACAATTGCTCCCGTTCCTGTTGTATCTGCGTTAATTAAATTTACAAGATATTCATGCACTGTATTGTCTATGTACTGATCAAAAGTAAAATCAATAGACGGACTATATCCTGTAACGTCTGTATTTTCAAACTCTTCATCGACATATTGACGAGTATATTCTTTTGCGTTTTTGTTAGTAGTTAAGGCTGTAAAGCCAGTCATACGTGTATAAACATTACTAACGTTCATAAACGCTAATTTATCCGATCTTTTAACTAAAGTTGCCATTATATTGAGCAACCTCCTTGAACATATTTTTTAAAATAAGTAATTCGCATTTGAATTGCATATTTAGCACTATCAGTGGTTGTATTCTGAATAGTACCAACATTTAAAACTTCAATTGATTGAATACCTTCAACATTTGGTAGTATTCCAAGACGATTATTATTTTGAATGCAATTAGTTAACGTTTCATAAAACGTGCTGTTTTGCATATTTTCTATAACATCAGAGCCGTAGTATTCTAGAGAACCAAATTGAAATACGTATTGATTAAGAGTAGAACCATCAGTGTAATTTCGTAGCACTTGAGATATTGGTATTGGTTCAATAACATACTCAGTTGGCTTTTCACCAAGAAAATCTACATTAATCTGGGCAAATTGATTTATAATTGATAAACTAGCTATATACTCTCTTATTTGTGTAATCATCTTATCCCATCCTAATGTAGTTTTCTAAATCTTTTTGCAACTGAGAACTTTCTGCGGATAACATACGTTTATCCCAAAATTTACCCCTAATACCTGAGCCTTTATTTGTATAATATTGTTTACGAGCGTAAGGAACTAAATATGTAATGCTATCAGCTCTAATATCCACAGTATCTCTTAATGTTCCTGTTCTCATTGGAACATATTTACTCACTCGTCTATAAAATTCATTAGCTAAAAATAACTGACTCCTACCATTTACATTAATCCCCAATCGCCTTTCAATAATATCTACAGTTTTTAATTCAACAGTGATTTTCATCATGCACCTCTAATGTAGACATGTTGCATGTTTGGACTACCATAAAAGTTTTCCGTCACATTTTGAACTGTATATACATTGTTATACTTTCGTTCCAAATCACTCGCTTTTGTTATTTCATCTGTTATATTACCTTTTACGATTATGTCGCCGTTTTGAATTGTCCAATAACCAACAGGATTTAATTTGAAATTTATTGGATCAGTATAATATGTCATATAGTTCATATTTGTAGGAATGTAAACATCTACATTGGAATTTTGACTCATACCTTTGGATATTGAGACACCACTACTGGCATCCCAATACACAAAATTAAGATTATGTCTTTGCCATTTATCCAACCTAGTAATTGGATCAACATATCTGTTGTATATAGTCATCGATGTATTAGTCATCATGTTACATAAACCGCCGTATTCATCAATCCTGTATTTCCGAGATAACTCATTGCTAATTCATAATCTCGATATGGCTGAATAGCATAATTTACACTGTAGTTTCCAACACTTTCACTATTAATTAATTTCCCATCTGCTAAATCGGATTCGTAGTAATAATCAGCAATTTCACAAGCTGCTAAATTATACTGACGTTCAAAATATGATTCGACTGTTCTATTCTGAATCATTTTTTTCAGATTATAATCAGCTCTTTCAATATATTTTCCAAAATAATCAGATGGAATATCACTACCTTGAAAATCTTCAATATAAAAACTGTAATCTGCTAATGCCATTAAATACTCACGCTTCCATTAAGTTTTACTTGTACTGCTAATGCATTTGTAACCACATCTTTGTAAATCATTCGACCTTGCAAAGCTGATGCTCCAATATGAGCGCCATCTCGCAAATCAACAATGTTCGGTAATATTTTCCAAGAATCTATTGCTTGACACCAAATTGGAGAATATACGATGTACTGTACGTTTGCAGGCATTATGTAATTTGCTTTTACGTTAACACCATTGATTTTTCCAATGACACCATCTCTGATTAATTCAGCACCAAGTTGTCCCGAGGTATTTGCAAACTTATCATCAGTTAATAATAAAAGTTCTGTATCTGCAGAAACTGCCACTCTTAAGTCTGTAGCCATAATTCCACGTGCTTTTAAAGTTTTAATACTAGTTGCGATTGTAGAGTATGCTGTAGAAGTACTCAA